GCCGGCACCGCCAGCGCCGGAACCTGCTCCCTCGCCGGACCCTGCCCCGGCGCCGGCGCCCGACCCCGACGCGCCACCGGCTCCGCCCGCGCCCGCGCCTGAACCCGCGCCGGCCCCGGAGCCCGCTCCAGCACCGCAACCGCCGGCGCCTGCGCCCGAGCCAGTGCCCGCGCCGCCCGCGCCTGCTCCCGCCCCGGCAGATCTCGACGAGCCACCGGTGCTCTACCAGACCGCCGACCCGAAGAAGCTGCAGGAGCAGCAGACTGCGTTGCTGGCCGAGAAGAAGCAGGCGCTGCAGCAGTTCTCCGACGGCAAGATGTCCGCCGAGGACTTTCACGCGATCGACACCAAGGTCGCGCTGGGCCTCGCCGAGATCGCTGGTCAGGTCACGCTGCTGCACGCGAACCAGCAGGCTATCCAGCAGCATGCGCAGCGCGCGCTCGATCGACTCCGCAGCGAAGCGCAGTCCGAGGGCTTGGTGGACTACAGCGACCCGAAGCGCCAGGCCGAGTTCGACGCCGCGGTGATGGCGCTGGAGAAGGTGCCGGCGAACGCCTCTCTGTCGAACATGGAGTTCTATCGGAAGGCGCACTCCATGGTGAAGGCGATGAACGGCATCGCGCCTGCACCGGCGCCCGCTCCCGCGCCTGCGCCCGCGGCCTCGGCACCCGCGCCCGCGCCGCGCGAAACCCCGAAGCCGCCACCGACGCTGCGCGACGTGCCAGCTGCGGCCACGCCGAACGCCAACGGCGGTGTGGCCGACCAGCTCAGTCGCCTGCAGGGCCTGGACTTCCAGGAAGCGATCGGCCGCATGCCGCGCGAACAGCGTGACGCCTGGATGGACTCCTGATGCAGCACACCAGCGCGCGCCAGCGCAAGAATGACGATCGGCGCAGCGGCCTCGCCACCGACCTGCAGGTAGGCGAGTGCCTCACGTTCCGTGCACCGCACGGGACCGGTGAGCTGCGCTTCTCTGTGGACGCCAAAGAGGTCGGCACCTTCTTCGCTGGCGACGCGCTGGTGGACAGCGTGGAGATCACGCTGATCATTGAGCGCAAGCAGGGTCAACTGGCGCGCGTGCGCGTGCAGGCGCCGCGCACCGTGCAGGTTGGCCTACCCAAGGCGGACCGCGGAGCGTGAGTTTTCAAAAAACTCGCCGCGTCGGTTGACGTTTGAAAAACCCCTTGTATTTTTCGCCTAGCTGAGTTTTCAGCACCACCGCCCGAGTTTCGGGTTTCGGCGCGCAGGAGTGCGTCATGTGCCTCACGACAGGAGGTCAACATGGCACGTACCACCATCCTTCCGACCGATCCGAACAAGCGCAAGGCGTGGGCCGCGGCCGTCGCCGAGGACAGCGCGAAGGAGCAGTACTTCGCGCGGATGATCGGTCCCGAAGGCAGCTACAGCGCCATCGTGCGCAAGACCGACACCGAGAAGGGCGCCGCTGACGAAGTGGTGACCGCGCTGGTCGCCAAGCTGCGCGGCGCGCCGATCACCGAAGGCCAGAAGCTGGCCGGCAACGAATTCCAGTTGCAGTTCGCCTCGCACGACATGCGGATCAACGAGTTCCGCCACGGCGTGAACGTCGGTGCCCGCATCGAGCAGAGCCGCGTCGGATTCAACCTGCGCAAGCAGGGCCGCGAGAAGCTCACCGACTACATCAAGGAGCTGTACGAGGAGGTGATCTGCACCGCGCTGTGCGGCTCGCGCGGCGTCGGCACGGAAATCCAGCAACTGCCCGTGGGCTGGGCCGGCTACCCGAACGCCTACCGCGCGCCGGACGCCGGCCACTACTTCTGCGGCCCGACGAACAACAAGGCCAAGAACACGCTGGTGGCGACCGACCTGGCCACGCTGCAGACGATCAACGCGCTGCGAACCAAGGCCAAGAAGATGCTGGGCGGCTTCCCGGACAACGCCATCAAGATGAGCCCGGTGAAGAAGGGCGGTCGCGATGTCTTCATCTTCTCGGTCTGCCCCGAAGTGATGCAGGACATCCGCAACGATACCGGCGCGCAAGGCTGGTTCGAGGCGCAGAAGGCTCTCGTCACCGCGATCGGCCGCGAAGCCGAGCTGTTCAAGGGCGGTGCCGGCATGTTCAACGGCGTGCTGGTGGACGAGATGGAAACCTGCGTGAAGTTCAGCGACTTCGGCGCGGGCGCCAACGTCGCCGCGGCACGCTCGCTGTTCATGGGTGCCAACGCCGGCGCGATCGCTCACGGCACGAAGGGCATCGACGACGGCATGACGATCCAGCTCGACGAAGACACCGACGACCGCAAGCACGACGCGATCCTCTTCTTCGAGATGATCTTCGGCGCCGACAAGTGCCAGTACAACGGCATGGACTACGGCGTCATCACCGTCGACACGGCCTTCACGCCCGCCGTCTGAGCGGCCCAACCAAGGGGCCGCCTTGCGCGGCTCCTGAACTCCACCACTTCAGGAGCACCACATGACCCTCCGCAGTTCCGTCCAGGTGGCCAACCGGGCCCCCGCCAAGGCGCCGCGCGACAGCAACGGCACCATCACCCTCATCAGCGAGTTCACCACGGTGGCCGGCCAGTTCGCGCAGGGCGACATCATCGAGATGTGCGCCCTGCCGGCGGAAACCATCCCCGTGCGCGCGCTGCTGGTCTGCGACCAGATCGACAGCAACGGCACGCCGACCGGCAAGCTCGACATCGGCATCATGTCGGGCAGCTACCTCGCGTCCACGAACAGCGACGGCACTGCGCGCACGTGCGGCACCGAGTTCGCGTCGGCCGACACGACCTGCCGCGCTGGCGGTGTGGCGAGTGTTCAGGGCAAGACCGCGATGCAGCTGACGCCGACGAACGTCGACCGCTCGATCGGCATCGTGGTGAACACCGCGATGGCAACCCTGGTAGCCGGCGCCAAGATCCGGCTGATCGTCGAATGCGCGCCCCGTCCGCTGGGCATGTTCGATAGCTGATCGTGGGCAAGCGCGGACCCCAGCCTGGCTTCAAGGCCAAGCGCGCGCAGGAAGCAGCGGTTGCCGGTGTGGCGACCGCTGCGGCCGCGGCCGCGCCGGTTCCCGATGCCGGCGACTTCGTTTGCGATCCCGTGGTGGCGGCACGGCTGCCGCTGCAGTATCGCGAGCACCCGGAGAAGCTGGGTGGCGAGGCCCTGCGCCAGCTCGCGCACCGGCGAGGGTTGTCCCGGTCGGAGGTCGACAGGATGACCGACGCGAAGGTGCGCGAGCAGTTGCGCTTCCGCGCCTACCACCTGCACGAGACGGAAGGCGCTGAATGACCACGGCGACCATCACCGTTCGGGAAACCATTCAGCGCATCTCGACGATCCTGCAGGACATCAGCCCGCAGTTTCAGCGCTGGCCGGAAACCGAGCTGGTGAACTGGCTCAACGATGCGCACACGGCGATCACGAAGTTCCTGCCGTCGGCGAACTCGCGCATCGACGCGATCAAGCTGCAGCCAGGGACGATGCAGTCGATCGAGGCGATCCCGGCCGCCAACTGCAAGCCGGGCGACGGCAGCGTGCCGAGCGTGCCGATCAATGGCATCTCGCTGCTCGACGTGATCTGCAACATGGGCGCGGACGGCGCGACGCCTGGAAAGGCGATCCGACTGGTCGACCGCAAGACCATGGACGGCCAGAACCCGATGTGGCACACGCAGACGGGCACGGTCATCAACAGCTTCCTCTACGACCCGGAGACGCCGCGCTACTTCTACGTGACGCCTGGCGTGCAGGGCGGCCAGAACGTCTGGGTTCGCGCGGCCTACACGGCCCAGCCGATCAAGATCCCGAACACCGGGAGCCCGGGCAGCGAGTTGTACCTCGCGACGGGCACGAACAACACGCTGATCAGCATCTCCGACGAGTACATCGACGACCTGGTGAACTACGTCGTCGCGCGGGCCAACATGAAGGACGCCGAGTTTGCCGACGGCAACAAGGCGCAGGTGTTCTCCGGCCTGTTCCTGGCCAGCCTGAACAGCAAGGTCACCGCGCTGACCGGGAACAACCCCAACCTCACCCGGCTGCCATTCGCGCCGGCTCCGATCGCAGCGGCGCGGTGATGGGAGCCGGTCATGGAATGGACTGACTTCCTGCCGCACGTGCTGCCGTCGGTGGTCGGCTGCAGCGAGCCGCTCGCACTCGATCATATCGTCCAGGCCGCCCGAGTTTTCGCGCGCAAGACGCTGTGCTGGAACTACCAGCTGCCGCAGATCACGAGCATCGACCAGCAGGCCACCTACACGTTGCCTCTGGGCATTGGCGAGGAGCTGGTCAAGGTCACGCGCTGCCTGGTTGACGACGACCTCTACACGCCGGCCGTCGGCAGCCTTGGCCGCCAGTACATCAACGACGGCAGTTGCAGCCGAGAGATCGCCTACGTCGAGAAGCCGAACCTGCTGACGATTTCGCCGGTCGTGGCCGCTGGCCTTGCCATCGTGGTCGACGTCGCGGTGCAGCCGTCCTCGGACCAGTCCGGCGAATGGCCGGACGACCTCGAGGAGTTCGCCAAGGACATCGCCGCCGGCGCGATCTCGACGCTGTGCGCGCTGCCCAAGACCACGTGGCAAGACCTGGAAACGGCCTCCGCGCAGGCGATGGTCTTTCGCGACCGCATAGCCACCGTCTTCTGGAACACCAGCAAGGGCCAGGTCCGCTCCACCAAGGGCGGCACGGCCGCCTTCTTCTGAGGCCACGACATGCCCAAGCCGCTACAGGTCATCGAAGTCACCACGGCGCAGATCGCGTCGATGCCATGGCAGGGCCACGGCGTGCTGCTGCAGGCCACTGACGACGCGAACGGCGCGCTGTACTCGTGGAGCACCGTGGTGCAGCAGTACGTTCCTGTGGGAGGCGTCAACCCGCAGCTTGCCCAGCCTGGCTTCGTGCTCGGCGTCTACAGCTGGTATGCGCGGCCGAACCCCTACCAGAACAAGGGCAAGTTCATCCTGATGGACGGCATCCCGGCCAACGACGTCAGCCTCTGGCGCTCGAACGGAAAGGCCTGGACGCCAGTGGGCGGGAAGGTGCTGGTGGGACACCTCGGCCCCTCCGAATCGCTGTTGAACACGGCCGATTCGATCATCGACAAGCTGCAACTCCCGGGCGACCTGCTGTACGGCTGGGGGAAGCTGCTGATCGAGGCCCAGGTCGTTGCGAGCAACAACGCGAATGCGAAGACGCTGAAGTTCACCATCGCGGACCCCAACCTGGGTACCGAGCACTGGGCCTTCTCCAGTGGCAGCCTGGCCAGCACGCCGGGCGGCCAGATCAACACCCACACGCACCCGCTGGGCCGACACGGCCGCCTGCGCTCGGGCGGCGTGGGCAACACCGGTGTCGGGTTCGGCAGCTCGGTCTACGCGGACTCGATCGACACCAGCTACGACTTCGAAGTGCGCATCCGCGTGCAGAAGGCCACCGCCACCGACATCGTGCAGGTGACCCACGCTGACGTGTACGCCGTCTACGGGAGCAAGTGATGACGCCCCAGATTCTCGACCCGGGCAGCCTGCAGTACCCCCGCTACGGGTTCATCCTGAATGGCAAGGGGCGCAACTACTTCACCCCGCAGGTGATGGCCGCGCTGGCCGGCGCCGCGCTGGTGGAATGCACCTACTACGTGGGCTGGGGCACCACGCCACAGGTCAACGGGGTGCTCGACGCGCTCAACGCCGGCGGCACGCACACGACGCACTACCTGGTGATGTCGGAGATCAACTCGACCGACCCCGCGCAGGCGGACCTGCGGACGGCGGCGAGCGCGAACGGCTGGCTGGCGCGCGACAGCTCCGGCCGGCAGGTGGCCTGGAGCAACACCTACGGTGCGTGGGACACCAACCCCACCGACACGACGCCCACGGATTCGAACGGCTACCACTACCCGCAGTGGCTGGCGAATCGCACGCTGACGAACGTCGCCGGCTACGACCTGGCCGGCCTGAAGATCGACAACTGCTTCGGCTCGCCGCGCACGCTGTACTACAACGCGACCGGCACTGACTGGGCCGCGACCTACACGCAGCAGCAGAGCAACATCGACAACACGTCGATCGACACGAACTGGCTGAACGACGGGGTGGCGCGGCACAACTGGGACGAAGCATCCGGCCGCAAGATTCGAGAAGGCTACGCGGCGCTGGTGAACGCCATCCGCGGGTCGAACCCGAGCCTGGAGATCCAGGGCAACCTGGACACGTGCGGCAGCTCGCGTGAGTACCAGTGCCTCTTCGATTCGCTCCAGATGGAAGGGCTGGTGGGGCAGAGCTACGGGCGCTACAGCGCGATCAGCGGTCTCGCGGCGATGCAGTTCTACATCAACTGCAGCAAGAACGTCCGCAACCCTCCGCGCAACGTGATGATCGGCGGCAGCAGCACGCCGAGCGACATCCGCCACGAGCTGTGCTTCGTGCTGATGGGCGATGGCATCCACTGCAACACGCACACGCTGCCGGACGGCACGCTGCCCGACGAGTGGAAGCCTGGGCTGCTGGGGTTCCCGATCGACGCGGCGCAATACGCGCCGACCAGCGGGACTATCTGGGTGCGCCGGTTCACCAAGGGCATCGCCCTCGTCAACATCGGACCCTCGAGCCAGACCATCAACGGTCTGAGCCTGCTGCTGCCGCAGGGCGCGAAAGGCCTGAAGCGAATCCTCGGTCAGGCCTCTGACGGCTTCAACAACGGCAGCGTGGTCAACGGCAGCCTCACGATGGCAGCCAAGACCGGCGCCGTCCTTCTCTACTACTGACGCGGACAGCGGGAGGCGAACGCCCATGTGGAACAACAAAGTCATCGCCCTGCTGACGCAGATCGCCAATGGCGCGTTCGGCTCGGCCGGCACCGGGCAGGCCAGCATGGCCAACTCGATGCCCGTCGCGATCGCCAGCGATCAGTCGGCCGTACCGGTTTCGCTCGGCAAGGGGCAAGCGACGATGTCGAACTCGGTGCCGGTGACGGTAGCGAGCGACCAGTCTTCGATGCCGGTCACGGTCGGGAACAAGGGCCAGGCGACGATGGCCAACTCCCTTCCGGTGACGGTGGCCAGCGACCAATCGTCGCTGCCGGTCACCGTGGGGAACAAGGGTCAAGCCACCATGGCCAATTCGGTGCCGGTGGTGGTTGCGAGCGACCAGGGTGCCGTCCCGGTGTCGATGGCCGGCGGCGCGACGACGCCGGCGAAGGCTGGCAACGCGGCCGCTGCGGCGACCGATACCGGCATGGCGATGCTCGCGGTGCGCCAGGACTCGCTCACCGTGTTCAACGGGGCCAGCGGCGAGTATGCGCAGCCGTCCGTGGACAAGTACGGCGCGGCGCTGGTCAAGAGCTTCGAGAAGCAGGCGAAGACCTACTCGGCGACCGTGCAGGTCACGCCCGCGGCCAGCGCAACGGACGTCGCCACGCTCACGGGCTCGACGGGTACCGCGGTGATGCTGACCAAGATCATCATCTCCGGCCAGCAGACGAACGGCGGGAAGATCGACCTTTCCGTCGTCAAGCGATCGACATCCGATTCCGGCGGCACGTCAGCCGCCGGCACTGCGGTGCCTCACATCTCGACTGACACCGCGGCTGCGGCCGCGGTGGCCGGGTACAGCGCCAACCCAACGGCGCTCGGCACCTTGACCGGCGTGCTGCGCCGCTTCGCCTACTTCCTCGGAGGCTCCGCCTCTCAGGACACGCCGCTGGTCATCGACTTCGGTGACAAGGGCAAGGGCATCCAGCTCGTCACGAGCGCCCAGCAGGTCGCGGTGAACCTCAACGGCACGACGGTGACGGGCGGCACGCTCGACATCACCTTCGAGTGGATCGAAATCTAACCGGGCCCTCGGGCCGGAAAGGCAGCGATGAAGAGCCCGGAAGACGCCGCAAGCGCGGCCAAGGTGGCGGGGGCCTGGGGAGGCGTCGCGGTATCGCACGTCGCGTCAACGGATTGGCAGCAGGTCGCCGCCTTCTGCGCCACGGTCTACACGCTTTACATGCTGGTGCACGCGATGTGGCGCCACTGGGGCCGTGACGTGGCGGTGCGCGCCGGCTGGCTGAAGCCGCTGGATCGCGACCAGAAGATCGCCGAGGCCATCGAAGAGGCGCTCGACAAATGATCGGACCGATGGAGTCAGCGCCAGCGTTGACAGGGCCCAAGCAGCGTCTGGCGGGCGCGCTCGGCGCTGCCTGCGCGGCATTGGCGATCGGGTGCGTGCAGCACTTCGAGGGCCGGCGCCACGAGGTCTATCTCGACCCGGTTGCGATCCCGACGGTCTGCGACGGCATCACCGGCCGCGACGTGCGCCTGGGCGACGCGCCGCGAACGGACGCGCAGTGCGATGACCTGCTGGTCCAGAGGCTGCAAGCCATCGATGCAGCGATCGAGCCGTGCGTACACCGCCCGATGACGCCCGGCGAGCACGCAGCGTTCCTCAGCTTCTCGTACAACGCCGGGCCGCAACGCTTCTGCCACTCGACGATGGTACGCAAGTTCAACGCGGGCGATGCAGCTGGGGCGTGCGCTGAGCTGTCGAAGTGGATCTATGCCGGGCCCAACGTCTTGCCTGGCCTGGTCAAGCGCCGCGCGGAAGAGCGCCGGATGTGCGAGGGGAGGGTGAGCTGATGCAGAAGGTCAGCCTCAAGCGCGGCGACACGCTGATCATGAACGTCGCCGCGACCGACGACGCCGGCAATCCAGCGAACCTGACCGGCTGGAGCATCCGCTCGCAGCTGCGCCAAGGCGACACGCTGATCGACACGCTGGTGTTCACCGGTACCGACCTCGCGAACGGCTTGTTCTCGCTCAAGAACGGCGCCGCCGGCACGTCGGCTTACCCGGTGACGACCCTGGTCTGCGACATCGAATACACCGATGCCTCTGGGGTGGTCACGAGCACCGAGACCTTCGCCGTCGTCGTGACGGCTGATGTGACGCGATGAAGAGCATCGTCACGGTCTCAAACGGCGCGCTCGCGCTCGCCAGCGCGATCTCCAGCGCCGTGGCGCTGTCACCGATCCAGCAGGTCGTGCTGAAACTCGCGGCCGACGCGTCGATCGACCTTCAGCTGCTCGCGAGCTCGGCCGGCGCGAACATGATCGGCTTCGATTCCACGGCCACGTACGACTCGGACAAGATCGGGTCAGCGGTTCAGCAGTGCCTGGATGCGATCGTCGATCTGCAAGGACAGACCGGCCAGCTGGTCGTTTCTGCGCCGGACACCAATGGTGTCGTCACCGTGTCGTTTGCGAACCCTGCGACCTTCCCCGGGCCGGTGACGATCCCCGGTCGCACGGATGGAACGTCTGCTGCCGCCGGCGCGGTGGGTGAGTACCAGGAGATCGTGATTTCGTCTGGCAGCGCCATTGCGTTGACCACCACGACGCCGACGGAGGTATGCCACTTGGTGCTGCCTGCCGGCGACTGGGATGTGGGCGGCTCGGTTTGCTTCAGCGGGACGACATCGACATCGGTGACCTACCTATACGGTGGCCTGAACACCGCGAACAACGCGTTGCCTAGCCTCGAACTGGTGGTCGGCAGCCGCATTGCCGGCACCCAGCCGCTGGCTACCGACGTGCGCTACGCCTGTACGAACCGTCGCGTGCTGTCGAACAGCAGCACGACCATTTCGCTGATGGCGCAAGCCTCGTTCAGCGCCAGCACCTGCAGCGCCTACGGAAAGATCTGGGCCCGGAGGCGGGCGTGACCAAGATGCTACTGCAGGTCAACGGGGGCGGCTCGGTCGCACTCGATGTCCTGATTCCAAACACGCGCGACGGCGGCTACCACCCGCACCGCGTCGACGTGTACGTGCCGGCAGGCGCACCGGTGCGCTCGATGGTGTGCCTGCACGGCGGCACCGGCAACAAGCGGCAGCAGGCCTACTACATGGGCTTCCTGCTGAAGTACATCCCGACGGGCAGCTTCTCCGCCGCCAACGTGCATTGGAGGTGGCTTCAGGCCTTCAACTGCATCGCGGTGTTTCCTCAGGGGCAGGCCTGCGCCGGGCCAAACATGCCGTACTCGGTGGACGCCAGCGGCAACGCGCTCCTGCGCTGGCCGACGGGCGGCAACCCTTGGAACCCCGGCGACATCAACACGATCAACGCGCAGTTCCCCCAGGGACAGACCGGGTGGAGCAACTGGTTCGAGTGGAGCGGCGCCGATGATCCTCAGTTCCTCAAAGACCTGAACACCTGGGTCTCGAACACCTACGGCATCACGCACAGCACGCTGTCGGGTCATTCGTCTGGCGGCTTCATGACGAAGAGGGCGTGGTTCGAGTTTCCGACCACCTTTGCCCACTACATCACCTGGGCCGGCCCGGCCGCTGGCTACTTCGCCAACACGCCGGTGCCGCGGGCGCTGGGGAAGATGCTGTGCATCCAGGGCTACCTCGACCAGACCGTCGGGTGCCTGGACTACTACGACCCGACGATCAGCCACCTGTACGACGACGTCTGGCTGCAAGACCCGACGCACGTCACGCGCAACGACTACGCCTACCCGAACCGTGCGCAGAACCACGGTGACTGGCCGTTGCTCATCGCCCGCGCGCAGGCCGCCGCCGGCGTGACGCCGCAGCAGTCCGACAAGGTGGTCAGCCAAGTTCACATCGGCGAGCGCTGGGATTTCAAGTACGACAACGGCAACCAGTGGTGGGTCGTGCTCACGGGCGCGACGCACGACTTCAAGAGCATCACCCAGGCGCTCGGCAAGGGGTCGTTGTTCATCTCGGCGATGGGTTGGGTGCTTGCGACCCTTACCACATAGGAGAACGTGATGAACGAGATAAAGCTGCTCGCGCTGGACCTGCTTCTGATCGTTGCCCTGGTGTTGCTTGGCCTCAACGACCTGCAGACGCATCGTGCGCTGTCGAGGTCCAACACGGCCCTTGGGCACTCACAGGAGCAGCTGAAGGGTGTGCAACTCGACTACGCGATCGCGCGCGCGGATGCCGCCAGCGCCGCGCTCGCCGCGGACCAGCGCTACAGGACGCTGGAGCGCCAGATGGGTCTGGCGGCGAAGGAGAAGGAAGATGCCCTGGTTCAAGAGAAGGCCCGTAACGATCGGCTGCTTGCTGCTGCTGATCGCACTGACGCAGGGGTGCGCCAATCCCTCGCTGCCTGGTCCGCCGCAGCCGATCGCGCCGCCGGTGACGCAGCCGCCGGCGCTGCCGCCCTTGCCGAGTGCCGTGCACGAACCGCCGCCGCCGGGGCACTACTGGCAGATGGCCTGCGACTTCAGGACCAGCTTGCAGCAGCAGCTGAAGGTCACGCTGCCGAAGTTCGAGCCTTGCTCGGCTGGGGCCGCGCACTGAGTTGCGGCGCCGGTTGAATTTCCGGCTTTCCGGTGGAGCATGCCAGGATGCAACCGATCAACGTCACCGGGTTCCAAGGGTCGAACCAGCTGCTCGACCCGCGCCAGTTGCCTGAAACCGTCGGCGTCACAGTAGTTGACGCGGACCCGCGCGGCGGTGGCCACCTCGAGCCGCTCAAGGCGCGCACCACCGTGGCGACGGTACCGGCAAGCCCCCAGCGGCAGACGATCTGGCGCATGGGGCGCGATGTGCCCAATGACGCGCAGTATTGGCTCGGCTGGTCCAACGTGGTGACGCCCACGCTCGGCTTCGGCAACGACACCACGGAGCGCACCTACTACACCGGCGACGGCACGCCGAAGTGGACGAACAACGTCATCGGCCTCACTGGCGGCCCGCCGTACCCGCAAGCTACGCGCGAGCTCGCGGTGCCGGCGCCGACCTCGGCGCTGACGGCGACATTGACCACCGATGGCACCAGCGGCGACGAAGCCGAGGTGTTCTACGTCGAGACGTTCGTGAACGACCTCGGGTGGGAATCTGCCCCAGGGCCGGTGAGCAACGGCGTGTTGTGCAAGCCAGGCGCGATCCTGGCGCTCAGCTCTCTCGGCACGCCTCCCGCTGGCAACTACGGCTTCGTGACGCGCCGCATCTATCGAACGCAGGCCGGTACCAACAACTCGGCCGACTTCTACTTCCTGATCGAAGTTCCGATCGCCACCACGTCGACGACCGACGATGCGCGACAACTCGGCGGTCTGCTGGCGACCGAAGGGTGGCTTCCCCCACCCACCGACGGCTTCGGCCTGGTGACCCTCTGGAACAGCATGATGGCCATGCTTTCCGGCAAGGAGCTCTACATCTGCGAGGCCGGCTTCCCTTACGCCTGGCCGCTCAAGTACGTGAAGGAATTCAAGGACACGCCGGTCGCCACGGCGTGCTGGGGCCAGAACCTGCTGGTGCTCACCACCGGCACGCCGGTGTGCTTCTATGGCCAGGATCCGGCCAGCATCACCGACCAGCCCCCCGGGCTGGCGCAGGCCTGCCGCTCGGCGCGCGGCGTGGTGAGCTTCTCCTTCGGCGTCGTCTGGCCATCCAACGAAGGACTCGCCTTCTACGGCGATCGCGGCCAGTACCTGGTGACCAAGGACATCCTGACGCCGGACCAGTGGCGGGCGCTGAACCCGGACACGATGGTCGCTGGTCGATGGGGCCGCTTCTACGTCTGCTCGTACAACGTCGGAACGCAGAAGGGCTTCATGATCGACCCGCTCAATCCGGCAGGAGGCATCTGGTACCTGAGCCAGGGTTTCGACGCCTGCCACTATGACGAGCTCGCCGACCAGCTGTACGTGCTCAACGGCGGCAACGTCAACAAATTCGCGGCCGGCTCGTCGCTGACCGCGAACTACGTCAGCAAGCAGTTCCTGCAACCCTATGCGGTGAACTATGGCTACTGCAAGGTGGTGGCGACCGCCTACCCGGTGACCGTGAAGATCTATGCCAACGGCTCGCTGAGCGAGACGCGCACCGTGAATGATCGCTACGGCTTCACGCTGAAGAGCGGGTTCACCGCCGAGGACTGGCAGGTCGAAATCGACAGCAACCAGAAAGTCCAGCTCGTGCGCCTTGCGATGCGCATGAGCGACCTCAAAGGCATCTGATGGCTACCTCGACGACGACGGCGGCCAAGGACATCCCGCCGATCCCTGATAGCACTGACCCGTCGCTTCGCAGCCCGCTGCAGCGCATGCGCGAGGAAATCCAGCGCCTCGACGGCTTCATCGGCGACCACATGGACATGGCGGTCACCTGGCGCCAACTGATCGCACAGGGGTATGCGACGGTGAACCAGCTGCCGCCCACTGGCGGCGCGGCGCCAGGAACCGTATCGATTCCTTCCGGCTCGCTGGTCTACACCCCTGACCTGACCCCGCCCCCTGACGTCACCGGCCTCACTGCTATCGGCGGCTTCACCGACGTGATCGTTACGACCGATGCGCCGACCTACACGCAGGGGCATGGGCCCGGCAGCACGCGCATCTACGCGGCCAAGAAAGACCCTCTCGATCCGACCATGCCGGTGTTCGGAGACGCGTCGCTGGTCTACGAGGGGTTCGGCGCGCTGTCGGTGTTCGCCATCCCGAGCGAGCCGAACCTGCGCTGGCACATCTGGGCGAAGTGGAAGAGCGCGGACGGGGTGGAGTCTGTGGACCCCGCGGGCGGTACGAATGGGGTCATCACGACCACCGGGCAGGATGTGACCCAACTGCTCAATTCGCTGACGCACGCGGTCTACGATCCATCCGCCCCGTACACGAAGGTCGGCTTCCGCGCCGACATGTTCTACATCGCGCCCAACGCGACCTTCTACCAGGACACCACGCCAACGGCGACCGCGGTGGGACAGCTGTGGTTCGCTCCCAGCACCGGCATCACGAAGACCTGGAACGGTTCGAGCTGGGCCGCTTTCGACGTTCCTCTGCCCTTCGTCGTCAACACCACGACTGTGGTGGAAGACGGGGTGTCGATCCCGCCGGGCGTGTACATGGATGCGGCTTACATCCGCAACCTGAATGCGATGTTCGCGCGCTTCGGCAACGCGGTGATCGACGACGCGATGATCGCCAGCCTCACGGCATCGAAGGTCACCGCCGGGTCGCTGGCGGTGGGCGCCGACATCAGCAGCACGGGCTTTGTGGCCGGGTCGAGCGGCTGGCGCATCCAGGGTAACGGCAATGCGGAATTAGCTGCCGCCTGCATTCGCGGGCAACTTGTGAGCAGCCAGATCGCCGCCGACTCGATCACGACGAACCACATTCAGGTCGGCGCGGTCACCAACTCGTCGGCCGGCGGCTCGGGTATCAACACGACGAACCCAGCCTGGAACGTGACCAGCGTCAATCTGGGTCCGATCACAGGGGTGACGCACGTCACGGTAGGTGCCACGGTGAATCTGTGGATGAGCGTCTACTGCCACTTCAGTTCACTCAATCCGAACATCTACAACCTCGACGTGAGCCTGCTGCTTTACGTCGATGGCGCACAAATTTTCAATGGGTCCGGCGGTATCCAGTATTACGGACCATCGGCAAATACCATGAAGGTGTTTGCATACACGGGCGACCCTACGGGCTACTGCCAATGCACATTGCCCCTAGTCGCGAACATTCCTGGGCTTGCAGCAGGGACGCATTCGTTCCAAGTTCTCCTGCAGGTCAGTGCGCACGACATCAGCGGGAATCCGGTAGCGCTCGGCGTCAGCCCAAATAGCCCAGTCCTAGAGGTAGCGGTTTACGCGAACGAGCTGGAGAACCTTGTGTGAGCGGCCTCTCGATCGGCTTGATGGTCGCGACTGCGCACGTCGACGGCGGCTACCAGTGGCGCACACCAGGGGCCTACGTGGATTTCCACGGCGCAACCATCGCGGCATTCAGAAACTCCATGGGCCGCCCCTCGCTGATGGCGGGCTACACCGTCGGCGACACGCTGGCCATCACCGTCGGCGCGGTGGCCGGCTACGGCAAGCCGATGGCCTTTGCGTCCGCCAGCGTCGCGATCAGCTTGGGCCGCGGCCGGCGCTTGCGGTTGAACGCGTTGCCGCGGCCGAAAGGCGGCTCGGCGGCGATCAACATCGCGCTCGAGCGCACGTTCTGAGGGCGCCCGTCATCGGTTGACTTCCAGCCTTTCGGCTGTGAACTACCGGGGATGCATCCCGCCCAGCTTCGCTCCGCGCTCTCGCGCCATCTCGGCCAGGTACTGGTTCCGCAGGTGGCGGCGCGCATCGAGGCCGAGGCGGTCTGGAACCCCATGCCGCTGCCTGAGGCCTGCGGCGACGTGACCAACGAGCAGCGGCCTGAGTTCTACGACTTCGCGAACGAACGCCTGAGCGCCAGCTACGAGCCACACAACACGCGCCTCCTGACCAGGGTGACCGGTGGCGCGATCCGCGCGGTGGTGGTCTTCTGCGACCCGCGGCGCTGGAGCATCGAGATGGCCGTGGCTTCGGACGGCTCGTCGCGCTGGTTGAGCCGGGCCTTCCTGCGCGCTGCCTTCCGCTACCCGTTCGTGCAACTTGGCCTGCCGCGGGTGACCGGGCGTATCCAGGCCGACAACTTGGCCGCGCTCGCCCTCGATGCGCACCTCGGGTTTCGGCACGAGGGCATCCAGCGGGCGCAGTTTGGCGACCAGGACGCGGTGCTGATGGGAATGCTGGCCAGCGAGTGCCGGTGGCTTGGAGAGCAGCCATGCTGATGGATTTCAAGCGCAAGTGCCTTGGGCACGTGCTGCAGAAGAAGGATGGCCCGGACAACTCGGGCGTGAACGCCGCCGCGCAGCAGGAGGCGCAGATCAGCCAGGAGGCGCTGAACTGGTACGAGCAGCAGTACGCGGCTTCCGAACCAGATCGCGCGGCGGCGACCCAGCGCGCGAACAACATCTCCGACGCCCAGGTCGCGGCGATGGACTTCGCGACCCAGAACGCGCAGCACGAGGCACAGCGGAATCAGTCGATCTACGAGCCGCTGGAAGACCAGATCGTCTCGAACGCGCAAAACTACGACACGCCGGAGCGGCGTGCGCAAGCTGTCGCGCAGGCCAATGCGAGCGTGGAGAGCGCGTTCGACCGCTCGCAGACCGCACAGCAGCAGGCGCTGATGCGCGCGGGGAACTCGCCGAGCGGCGTGGCGGCGGCAGCGCTCGCCCAGGATGCAAGCCTGCAGAAGGCGAAGATGCTTGCTGGCGCCTCGCAGCAGGCGACCCAGAACGTCGAGCAGCAGGGCTATGCGCGCGAGATGGACGCGGCCGGCCTTGGCAAGGGCGTGGTGTCGAGCCAGGCGACCCAGCAGCAGATTGCGACCGGCGCGGGCGGCGCCGGCTTGGCGGCCTCTGGCGCAGGCCTTCAGGCAAGCTACTCCGGCATGCCAATCATGCAGGCCGGCTTCGGCTCGGCGATGAGCGGCCAGCAGGCGGCCGGCAACCTGTACAGCCAGGCCGCGCAGATCTCGGCGATGGGCAACAGCTCGAACGCTGCGATGGTCGGTGGCATCGGCGGGATCATGGAAGGCCTCGGGGCCATGGGCTACTCGAGCAAGCGCGTGAAGATGCGCCGCGAGCCCGTGAGCGACGACGAGGCGCTGGCGGCCACGAACAGGCTGAAGGTGGAGAAGTGGGACTACAAGCCGGGCGTGGCCGACAGCGGCACGCACGTCGGACCGTATGCCGAGGACGTGCAGCGCGAGTTCGGCGACGGCGCGGCACCGGGCGGAAAGATGGTGCACATGCCGACGATGGCCGACAACAACGCGAAGGCCATCCGCGCGCTGACGCAGCAGCTGGAGCAGGTCGAAGGCGAGATCTCGGCCATCAAGGCGAAGCGGACCGGCAAGTCGCAGCGCCGCGCGGCGCCGGCGGCCGGGCGGGAGGGCTGAAGATGTCCTGGTGGGACAACTTCTTCGGTGAGCACTGGGACACCGACAAGAAATACGACCCGCTCGGCCACAAGCTGGTCGAGAAGATCGTCCAGAACGACAGCCGCGGCATCGGCGTCGGCGCGCGCCACCTCGCGAGCCTGACCGGCGGCAACAAGACACTGGTCGGCCACTGGTTCACCGACATCGGCAACGAGGCTGGCCGCAACGAGCAAGACCCGAAGCGAGGGGTGGGGCGCGCCGCCCTCACGGCTGGTGCCGTCTTCGGTGGCATGGCGGCCGCTGGCGCGATGGGCGGTGGCGGCGCGGGTGCGGCGGGCGCTGGTGATGCTGCCGGTGCCGCGGCTGGCGATGCGGCCGGCGGCGCAGCCGCGGGTG